ATGTAGTGGAGATCTTAAGTGATTGCTTAGATATCTCTTAACGCATGGTTTAGCCATAGCAAATTTGGACATTCCATCTATTGTTGCCCAAGAATATTTTATCCTTGTAGTTTCGTCAAACTTGTCGTTGTTTTTAAACATTAATAATCTATCGATTAATGCAAATCTTAATTTATGTGGTAGATAATGTAAATTCAACCCAGTAAATCCATCCTCGTGGAAAGAGAACGGAAACACCAAAGGGAATCTATCGTAATATGGTAAAGTTGCTTTAGTTTTTGGGTCATAGAAAAACATATACAACTTACCTGGAACTATGTTATTTTGAGTCTTAACAGCCTGACTTCTTAAAACCTGATTTGGCGTTATACGCTTCTTCGCCAACAACAGAACTTGTTGGTTGAACCATGCTTGCGACTTTTGTGCGATATCTCTGTCATAACGATATTTTTCAAAAATATCTTTTAAGTCTTTGGTGGTGTTTGTTCTAGTGGCCATAGTTATATTTATAGTCCCAATTCATGTTCGGTAATTATAATAAACTGCCAATTCCGATCTTTTGCGTACTCTTTGGCAGCATTCCACTTAGATTGATTCTTTATAAAATTGAAGGATTCTTCAAGATATCTTTTAGTTTGTTTTCCAGGGAACTCTGGTGGAACAGTCTGTTTTGCTGGTTTGATTTCGACCAAATAGGTTCTAATCGACCCAGTTTTATCTTTAATTTGTATCTGAAAATCAACAAAATAACGATGTATTCTGTTGTCTGTAGAACACCTGTAGGGGATGACGATTTCTTCAGAAATCCACTTAATTACGCTTGGGTTTGTATCACACCAGCGAGCAAATCGTGTCTCCCAGGAAGACCTCATTATAATGTTCGTTGGATCTCCCGAGTATTTATTTGGATTGGTTGGAATAAACTTTCTTTTATGGAACATAAATATACTATAACTCCTTACCACTATTTAGAGTAAAAAACAAATGTCAAATGAATTAGAATATTCTGGGTATACACAAAATATCAACCCAAGTGCTGGTCCAACTGTCTCCCAGACAACATCACCTATTCAGGATTCCAACAAGAAAGACATAAACCCTTCTCGTGGTAAACCAACAGATTTCTTAGCCAACAAGTATAACATAGAACAATTACAATATCCACAAGATTTATACTCCAATAATCTTGAGTATGGTGGAAATTATGTTATTTTCTACATAAATGTGGCTGAAGATTCAAGGATTTTAAAGAATGCAAAACAGGGTGTTGACTACATAGACCCAAAGGATATTCCATCAAGATTGCGTGGAATGAACAGCGAGCAACAATTTAATTCAGCTCAAGCTGTATCTGGTGCAGCAACATCAGCTGGTGTTAAAGGTGTTATTGCTGGTGGAGTTTTAAGTGCCGATGCCATTTCTAAAAAAGGTATCGTTGGTGTAACTAAAGGTGCAGCCAAAGGCGGAGCAGTTGGAATTGGTCTTGGAACTGCTACGGCTGGAACAGTTGCCATTGCAGCTGGTGGTAAAATGTCTCGTCAGCAAAAACGATTAACAAAAGCGATTGCTTTACACATTCCAAATGCATTGAGTAACAGATATTCTATGCAATGGGATGCTGAAGACACAGCTGTTTTCCAGATGGGAGCAGTTGCTGGAACAGAAGTAGTAAAAGCATTGGGAACTTTTGGAACTAAATCAAATGCGTCAGGTGCTATTGGAAATATTATGACAAGTCTAGCACTTTCAAAAGGTCCAGAAGGTGCAGCTCTTTCTGCTGCATCAGGATTAGCAGCAAATCCAAAGAAAGAAAATTTGTTTAAAGCTGTTGACTTTAGAACATTCACTTTTGAATACTCATTCTTTCCTAAGAACCCAACTGAAGCTGAATACATAAGAAATATCATTAAACAATTTAAACTACACATGCATCCTGAATATAAAGATAGCAATGGATTCTTGTTAGTTTATCCTTCTGAGTTTGATATTTTTTACTATAACAACGGAAAAGAAAATTTAAACCTACATAGACATACTTCTTGTGTTTTAACTGAAATGAATATAAATTATACACCAAATTCTATGTTTAATTCTTTTGCGAATGGAATGCCAACACAGATAAATGTTACAATGACTTTTAAAGAACTTTCTATGCTTACGAAGAAAGAGATCGAGGACGGATTCTAATATGTATTTTTCAACAATGCCAAATATCTATTATGAGTTTACCGACTCAGATGGAAAACCAACATTAAAAGTTTTAAAAGATATAACAACAAATGTTCGTGTTATTAGATCAGTATTAGAAAACATTACTGTTTATGATTCTTATGATATTGTCGATGGCGAAACACCAGAGATTATTGCAGCAAAAGTTTATGGTAATCCACTGTATCACTGGGTTATTATGTTGGCCAATGATAAGTTTGATTATAGAGAAGATTTTCCATTAGAGTATACATCTTTGGTAAAAAGAGTGGAAGATTTATATGGTGCAGCGAATGTATATGCAACCCACCACTACGAATACATATATGTGAACAACAACGATAATGTTTATGTTGTTAATTCATCGCAACCTGGAGCATATCCTGTATCCAATTTTGAGTATGAAGAACGAGAGAATGAGAAGAAACGAAGACTTAAATTAATTTCTAAACCTGTTCTTGATGCAGTTGTTAAACAATATAGTCAGATGTTTGAATAATGGCGACCCAAAGAGATATATCCTCAGATAAACTAAGGCAAGCTGGTGATGTAAGTATTGACTATGTTAATATTACATCTATGGCAAATCGCACAGGGTTTAATATTAAGAACCAAGTAATTACTATTCAAATATTTGAAGATTTGTTTAGTCCCTTTATAACTGGTAGTTTAATTATTAAAGATTCTCTCGATTTAATAAACAAATTACCATTCGCTGGTATGGAGTTTTTAGATTTAAGATTGTTTACTCCAACGATAGATAAAGAATTAAAAGAAGCAGGTATTATTAAAGGTAGATTCTATATTTACAAAATTACTGAGAGAGAATATATCGCTGAGAAAAGTTTGGTGTATCAACTACACTTTATATCCTCTGAGGCTGTTCAAGATTTGAATAATCAAATGAGTCGCGCATTTGAGGGTAAAATTTCTGATATCGCTGCTAAGTTAATTAAAGAAACACCTGGTCTGGAAACTACAAAAACTTTAGTCTTAGAGCCAACTAAAAACAACACCAAGTTTGTTTCTAATTATTGGTCTCCAATTAAATGCATAAACTATTTGTTACAACAAGCAACTAATCCAAATAACAGTACAACCTATACATTTTTTGAAAATAGAAATGGATTAAACTTTGTTTCTCTAGATTATCTAAACGATCTACCATCAGTTCAAAGTTTTGTGTATGGAACATCGCAAGATGATGTTTCTAAAAGTGGTGGGTCAACTAGAAATATTGAAAGAGATTACAAAAAGGTAATTGAGTTTTCAGTTCCAGCAGGGTTTGATTATATCGATAGAATTAGAACGGGAACATATGCTTCTCGCATGATCGCGCATGATCTTACAACAAAGAGATATAAAACAATAAACTATGATTACTTGGCTAAATTTACCACTGGTAAAGAAACTAGATTAAACAAATTTCCAATCACAACACCAGATGTTGTTGCTCGAGTAAATGCAACTATTATCCATAACGAAACTGCGAATAAAGTGTTTGATGGGTATGGCGATGTTTCTAACTTTAAAATGGAACAAGATCGTATATCAAGAATGAAACAGGCTGAGTCGTTTAAAGTTAGTATTAAGGTAAAGGGAAGAAGCGATTATACAGTTGGTCAAAAAGTATATTTAACAGCTTATACACCAGCACCAACTAGATCTACTGATACGACAGAAGAAGTTATTGATACAATGCATAGTGGAAATTATTTGATTGCTGCAATCAATCATGTTGTCGATAGAGAAAAACATGAGTGCTATATGGAATTGATCAAGGATTCATTAATATTTGATTTGAAGACAGGTAAACGAGAATGAGATTATATACTGGTTGTGTAGAAAATAGAGAAGATCCGCTGAAGATTGGTCGTTGCCAAGTTCGGATTGTTGGATTACATACAGAAAACAAAGCAATTCTACCAACTAAAGATTTGCCATGGGCTCACCCAATGGCACCTGTTACATCAGCATCAATGAATGGTATTGGTTGGACTCCAGTTGGACCTGTCAATGGAACATGGGTTGTTATTATGTTCACAGATGACGAACAACAGCAACCATTAATGCTTGGAACATTACCTGGAATACCACAGAGTAAAGCAGCAGAAATCGCTGTTGAAGAATCAGACGATCAGGTTATAGTTACTGATGGTGGTATACTAACAGATTCATCAGGTCAACCAATTGTTTCTGGTGATGGCACTCCTGTTCAAATTGGTAATACTGAGGCAACTAGAACAGGAACAACTCCTGCGTCACAAACTAATTTACCAAATTTAACAGAACAGAAAACGCCAAACAAACCAGCAGATAAAGTATTAACTGCTGATATAACAACAACACCACCACCAAAATCTACACCAAACCCACAAGCTGCCAAAGAGAATATTCAACACTTAATTAATGCTTGTGACCAAGTTGGTTTAACAAGCAAATATGCGAAATGTGCCATTCTTGGTATTTGTGGTGGCGAGTCTGGTTGGCTGGCAATAGAAGAGGGTTCTTACTACAGTAATGCAGATTCTCTGGCAAAAATTTTTAGAAAATCTTTCCCAGGTGGTGCTACTGAAGCACAACCATATACTAAATGGCAAGGAACAAAGGCAGATTTCTTTAGAAAAATATATTCGCCAGCTGGCAATGGTTCTTTGTTAGGACACAAAGATTCTGAAGATGGAGCAAAATATTATGGTCGTGGATTTAATCAAATTACTGGTAAATCGCTGTATCAACAGCTACAGAAATTTTTAACTAGTAAAGGTATCGTAGTTGATATTGTCAACAATCCAGACTCATTAATTACAGATCCAAAAGTTGCAGCTTTAGCGACTGCTGCATTCTATTCACTTAATGTTAGAGCGGATCAAAACGATCCATCATATTTTACTGCAGCATTAAAACGAACTGGTGCTGATGCTAACGGAACAGGCTACAAGAAAAAAGAAAAATATTATGAATATTTTCTTGGAGCAGATGTTGCTGTAAGCCCAACAAATAAACCTGCTGCCGATGAGACAGTAACTTATACCAAAGATGAGGTAAAAGATTTACCTCCAGCGAAACAAGTCGCATTATTGGAAGATCGTACTTCTAATTCTATTATTGGATTTAGTGACCCAAAGGGAAAATACCCACTTAGAAATTTATTAGATGAGCCAGACACAAATAGACTTGCTCGTGGTGTGTTAAAAGAAACAGCAATTGAGTTTAAAGATTCTTTGCGAGCAAAAGATATTCCTGCAGCGAATGGTGCTGATTCTTGGAATCAACCTCTTGCGCCATTCGGTGGAATGTATCCATATAACAAAGTTTATGAATCAGAATCTGGTCATTTACTTGTATTTGACGATACGCCAAACAATGAAAATATAAGTCTTTATCATAGAACTGGAACATCGTTAGATATCGATGGCAATGGAACACAAGTAAATAGAATTGTTGGCGACGGATACACAATCATTGATAGGAATGGTGCTATTTTTATTACAGGTAAATGCAACTTAACAGTTGGTAATTCTGTAAATATTTTAGTTCAAGGAAATGCGGATATTCAAATTGATGGCGAAACTAATATCAATATAAACAATAATGCTAATGTTGGAATTGCTGGAGATTTAGATTTCGCAGTTGGTGGTGATATAAACATGCAAGCTGGTGGGAATTTAAATATAAAATCTAAATCCGATATTTCAATAGAATCAACCAACTCAACAGTAATTTCTGCTGGAACTGCTTTTGCCGCAATCGCTGCTACCGATGCAGTATTAAAGGGACAAACAACCTACATCGATGCTGCTGGTGTAAATAATTTAAAAGCTGGCGGAAATATTAATGTTGATGGTGCTGAGTTCCATGGTCAAGAAGGAAGTGCTGCAGCTGCTCCAACAATAGAACAAGTATTAATAGAGTTATCTCCTCCAGAACTCGCCGATGCTAAACTTGATCAATTTCAACACTTAACAACTCCAGTAAGACCATCCCCTCCTATACAATTAAAGTATGCCATTGCTGAAGAAAACGAAGCACTGGTTGCAGATTATGTTGCTAATCCAGACAAGTATCTTAACAAAGAAGCTGCAGCAGATGGAGTAAAACCAAATTATGCTGGAACTCCAAAAGATGATGGACAAGGTAAGAGTTTAATTGCTGGTGGTAACACAAGCGATATTGCTGCTTTCTTAGAGAAACAACTACAGGCTACTGCTCAAACAAATTACTGGAGAGAAACAGGTCAAGCTGGAGCAGAAAGTAATATTAATATCACTCGTATTTGGGCTGACTTGGGATATCCAAAACAGGGTATGTGGTTATCAGATCAAACTGCTTGGTGTATGGGATTTGTTAATTGGACATTAAAACAATGTGGATACAGATATGTTCAGACTGCTTCAGCAAAAGCAATCGCAGCAAATCCAGAAAAATGGGGTGCGACAAAAGTTAATATTGAAGATGCTGAGCCAGGAGATATTGTTCTTTGGAATTACAGCCATGTTAATTTTGTGTATAAAAACACAAATGGCAAATTAAGTTTTGTTGGTGGTAATCAATCTCCATCTAAAGGTGGGAATAATCCAAATGATGGGGATGTGACGAATAGTTGGCCATCAGGTTGGAATTCTTCCAGAGGTGGTATTATCGGTATATTCAGACCAAGTAAGGTTTAATATGGCTTGGGCACCTACTGAAACTTTACTTGGAACTCATGTTGAATTTCAGTCATTTAATTATTCAATTACATACATTGTTCCAGGAGCTGAGGCAGATCCGTTAGCAGATCCACCAACAGAAGCAGGTGAAGAGACTCGGTATAATGTTAGAATTATACCCCAAGAAGGAGCTGTTCCTACAGTTTCTTTGACTGCTGGAGATCCAGGAATTGTTTCAGGATATTTTACTCGTGTGTTTAATGATACAATTAAATATAAAACCTTTACAGATCAGATAAAAACTGTAGTAACAGATTCAACTACTGGCGCATGGGACAAAGTTATTAATTCAGAAGTTGATGAAGTTTTATCATTTAAAGCTGACACTAGTAGAAATGTTATTAAAAACTATCTTGCTGAAGCATACGACCCATTGTTTCCAAATGTGGTTGTTTCTTCTAAGAGTTATACAATCAATATTAAAGATTTAAACTGGACAACGGGACAAACCCTGTTAAAACAATTAGTAACCCTAACACAGAGTAGATAATGCCAGCCATATCGTTAGAAGCCCAACAATCAACAGGACATGGATGTTTTCCGCCAACTCCAGCTGTTGGACCATACACAACTAAGTCTTTCTTTAATGGTAAGGCAATTCAGTTGCTTGGGCACACCCAATATCAGGCACATACCTGCGGATTAACCACCCATGCGCCATCGGCTAGAAAGGTATCATCTTCTTCCTCAACTTTCTATTTTGAGGGCAAAAAGGTGGCTCGAATCGGAGACGATCTTGCCTGTGGAGATACAATAGCCGAAGGATCTCAAAATTCCTTCATTGGATAGACTAAATAATAGATATGGCACGAAATACAAGAACATTCTCTGATTTAGATTTTAACTTCATTCCTTCGCCGATTTATTCGACAAAGAATGATGGTATTGGGTCGATAACAACCACAACAACTAGCGATATTGTTGTTGGAACAAATACATCTTTCCAAACATATGATATGTTGCATAGAAATCTTTTTGTTGGAAATACCTTTATTGGAAAAGTAAAGGAAACAGTTGACTCAACCCATTTAAAATTGTATAAAAATGCGAATGCTGCATTTACTACCCAACAGTTTAAATATTCAAATCCAGCAGATTTAGTTAAACGATATGATGAACAAGCAGTAAAAACTGCTGTTAAAAATTTAATACTGACAATCAACTATGAGCGTCCATTCCATCCAGAACTGGGAACTCAAGTAAATGCTTTACTGTTTGAACCAGCATCTCCAATGACTGCATCTGTTGTTGAAAAAACAATTAGAACAGCCATAGAAAATTTTGAACCAAGAGTCAATTTGGATGATGTTATAGTTGAACTTAATCTGGATG